GACTTCCACAGTGAGAAGGCCGGTAGTCGTGACTCGTCCACGGGGTTACACACCCTGACGGATAATGACTATGTGAAGCTGGGATTCCTGGTCGATGGTGTTACATCAATCACGCCTTACGTGAATGGTGTGGCTAAGACGGCCCATACGACCCAGGTTCCGATTGTCGCTATGACACCGACGCTTGTCTGTCATTCGGCTGGAACGACTGACCCGATCCTCCATGTGGATTGGGTTGCCTGTTTCCAGGCGGAGCAGATCGGCAACTGATAACCAGGGGAGGGGGAGTAGTAGTGGGGTTTTTTGCCTTCCTTTCGGCTCTGCTACTCTCCCCTTCCATTTTTTTGAAAGGGAAGCAATGCAACAGTTAAAAGAAGACCTACGGATAGTATTGGGAGCGGAGATTCCGCAGGAGCTTGACGACATCCTTGATAAGGTGGTCAGGCTGTATCACAAACGAACAAACGGGCCAATTGGATTCGACACGGTGTGTCTTTTGGCCACACTTTGGTATTCCGGTTTCTTAAAATCACCCAAGAAGCCGGTGCTATCAGGTAGTAGTAAATGAGCTTTTTGCGCAACCAGGCTGTCACGGGGTTTACCTTTGCCCTTGTGAACAAGACGTCTGGTGCTGCCCTGACGGGTGGTGCCGGTGCTGTCAGCAAGTATTACACGCTTGATGGGGGCACACAGGCCTCCATTTCTGGTTCTGTCGCAGAAGAAGGCAATGGTCAGTACAGCGTCAACCTGACGGCTGGAGAGATGAACGGTGCCGTAGTCGGCCTCCTGTTCACCCATGCCAGTGCCATACCGATTCAGTTTACTATCAAGACGGTGGGTGGATCGACCACCTCATCAAGCGAATCCACGCTTTCACTGAGCTTTACTGGCTTTCGCAAGGAGGTCGGTTGGCTGTGGCTAGGGGACAGGACAAGTGGAAACTGGAGTTCAGACGAGACTGACCAGATCGACGAGATGATATTTGCTGGTTTACGCCAGTTCTACCATCCCCCTCCCCTGCCAGGACAAGGCTTGGCCCATCAGTGGTCTTTCCTGGAACCGACGACAACCCTGTCTACTGTGGCAGGTACGTCGGACTATACCCTTCCCGCCAGCTTTGGTGGGATGGTCGGGCCTCTTACCTTTGCTGCTGGAGACAATCGGTGGAATGCCATCGACATCACGAATGAGCATCGCATTCGTATCCTCCGGCAGCGGGACTTTAATTCCTTGAGAAGCCATCCGATTTCTGCGGCACTACGGGCCAGGACTTCGGATGGTAGTGATGGTCAGAGGTTTGAGATTCTCCTGTGGCCGACACCGGACAAGGCATATACGCTTTCTTACCGCTACCATGCTCTTCAGGCGAAGCTAACGACCTCCAATCCGTATCCCCTGGGTGGTGAAATCCATGCGGAGACGATCCTGGAGAGTTGCCTGGCCATTACAGAGCAGCGGCTGGAGAACAATGCTGGAGTCCACACCCAGAAGTTTGCGGAGCGTCTGGCCGCTTCCATCTCTCACGATCTCCAGTCGAACGCACCTGAGTACATGGGATACAACGGCGACCGTTCCGATGGCCTTGGGCCTTCAGAGAATGAGTTCCGAAGGTACTTTGGCAGCGACGTGGACTATGACGGAACGATCTTCTACGACACCAACCCAACCTAGGTGACCTATGCACCAGACACCACAGAACACCACCACAGGCGCTAAATCTCTTACTGACGATATAGCTACGACTCCGGTCATTACCTACCGTGGTTATCGCAAGGGGTTCGTGTATGTGCCGAATGGCAGCAGTCTTACCACCCTGACCTGGCATGCGTCAGATTCTGAAGATGGCGACTACGAGGCCTGTCACGACGGTAGTAATGCCATCACCAGTACAGTAGCAGCAGACCGTGCTGTTCCTCTTCCAACGACCCTGGAAGGCGCAGCTTACCTGAAGGCCGTAGGGAATGCGGCTGGAACCGTTAAGTTTTCCTTTATCTCTTAGGAGAAATGACCAGTGACTTCACACAGAGTATTACAAGACATTGCGAACTCCACCGAGCTTAGTCTGCTTGATCCCGGCAATGCCGGAACCATCCCGGCAGACCGTAGTGGTGGTGTCTGTTCAGTTGTTACCGCAGCCTCGGAGAGTCGTAAGGTTGGATCTCCCCAGCGTACTGGCATCGTGATCACTGTCTGTCTCAAGACGGATGGCGGTGACCTGGCCATTACCAGTGCTGGTGGTGAAATCCTGAACTCCGGTTCTGGTACTGAAACGACCGCGACAATGGCCGATGCCGGTGACGTTCTGACCTTGATCAGCGTCGATAAGGGATCGAATGTTGTCTGGGCTGTCCTCGCAAATCACGGTGCAGCCCTGAGCTAATCATGCCAAGAAAACGCACCAGATTCCACATGCCGTGGCCTTCTGGTGGTTTGGTGCTCAGTACATCGCATGAGGATCAGCCCAGGGGGACGACTGTCGATTGCCAGAACGTTCGGGTCTACGACCCTCTCACTGGCCGGGCCAGGGGTGCGCAACGGGCGGGCCTAGCGAAGTACAACAGTGCCCGAACTGCCGATTCCCAGGTACAGGACATGGGCGTGGTGGTAGCAAGGGACACACCTGCAGACCAGGAGGAGGTGGGTGCCCGGACTGTGACTGCTTATGCGGTTACCAGCGGGACTGTAGCCACGTTCACGACCAGCGGGTTCACTACTGCGACGAATGGCAGTGGTGCCCTTAGCTCCAGTGTGCCGGTTGTGTTCTCTACCGAGCTGTTTGGTGTCATATACTTCGCAGACGGGGCAGCAGAGAAGAAGTGGACGGCCAGTACCAATACGGTAGCAGCCTGGGCTGCAAGTCCCGGTACTCTTCCGACCAGTGGTTCCAACAAGCCCCGGTTGATTGAGACATGGAGAAGCCGGATTGTGACCAGTGGGATCAGTGCTGACGCCCATAACTGGTTCATGAGTGCTGCCGGTAACCCCCTGGACTGGGATTACTCACCAACGACGGAGACTGCGATCCAGGCGGTAGCAGGGAACAATACAGATGCAGGGAAGAGTCCTGACATCATCAACTCCATGTGCCCGTACAACGATGACGTACTGATCTTCTTTGGCGACCATACCATCCACCAGATGACGGGTGATCCGGCTGAAGGGGGTCGTATTGACCTTGTGTCATCTACTATCGGGGGTGCCTGGGGCAGGTGTTGGGCCAAGGCCCCGGACGGTGCTGTGTACTTTTACGGTTCCAGGGGCGGTGTTTACCGCATGGCTCCTGGTGGATCTCCTCCTGAGAGCCTCACAGAGGGTGCTATTGAAGAGAAGTTCAAGAGCATCAACATGAACACAACATTAGTGCGACTAATATGGAGCGACAGGGAGAAGGGTCTTTACGTGTTCCTGACTCCGTTGGATGGGTCTGCCACGACGAACTACTTCTTTGATTCTCGCAGTGGTTCCTGGTGGCTGGACAAGTTTACAACCGCAGGCCACAACCCCACATCGGTACTGACCTTTGACGGGGATACGAGCAGTGACAGGACGCTCCTGATGGGCGGTCAGGACGGTTATGTACGCAAGTTTGACTACGATACCCCGGCAAATGCTGACGATGGTGTGGCCATAGACAGCTATATCTGGCTGGGGCCTATCCAGTTGACCAACAAGCCAAAGTTAATGTTGCGGGAGCTTAATGCGGCGTTCGATACTGCAAGCAACGATGTGTCCTTTGCCGTCTATGCGGGGGAGAGTTCCCAGGTTGCCAAGGCTGCAACTGCCAAGTTCACCGGCACATGGGTAGCTGGCAGGAACAAGTCAGAAAGGCGTCGGGCAACGGGTCATAACCTGTTTGTCCGGTTGAGGAACAATACGAACAGTCAGAAGTGGCAGTACGAGTTTATGGGTGTGTCAGTTGACAGTTTCGATGGCCCCAGAGCGAGGCAATGGTAATGGGATTAAATGGACTTATAAGGAATGCCGCGAGGGACCCTGGTCATGGTGTTCGTGCTCGTCGTAACGCACAGCAACTGGCTACCGCCCCCAAGGCTTTGAATCCAACATCAGGTCAGATAACTCTAGAGGTGTTCGTTTCCGGTGCTCGTCCGGCGTATGGGAATCTTGGCAGGCTAATATACATATCGGATAATCAGGTACTTGAAGTAGACACTGGCAGTTCATGGCACGCGATTTCTTAAGGGAGAAGACTATGCCGAAGGTAGGAAGGACAAAATATCCGTATACAAGTAAGGGCAAGGCGGCGGCGAAGAAGGCCGCGAGGAGATCAGGTAAGAAAGTGACACGTACAAAGAAGAGGAGTTATTGATGCCAGGACAGCCTACGCCGCGACGAGTATCCATGCCCGGATTCCCTGGGCCACCTTCGCCAATCAATTTGCCGCGCGGAAATCAAATGCCCGGTTCGCCGCTGCAACAAGCGACTGGATATGGCGAAGATTGGCTTTCAAGACCACGACCGACTGCGCCCCAGCCCGGTGGAACCCCGAATCTGCGACTCAGGGACTTAGTTTCTCAGGCCTCGCAGCCCGAGCTTCTTCCACCGGCAGTTAATCCTGGTCGTCAGCAGCCCGCTGGGATGCCAGATTTTGGACAAGGCCCGCCTGGTGGGCCTCACCCTCTTCCTCATGATCCAAGTGCTGCAGGTTTTGGTGTGCCATCTGGGCCTGCGCCTCCCCCACCAACACCCCTGCCTCCACTCACGATTCAAGGCCCAGATAGATACAAAAACCCTCCCCAGACTCCTACTTTGCCACAACTAAATAGTCAGGCTGGCATGCGATGACAATGACCGCCGCACAGGTGCTTGAGAAGAAGAGAAAGCGCGACAAGGCTATTGCTGGCCAGGGCACCTTGACGGGTGGCGGTATGCCTGGAATGCCCGGTATGCCTGGCGGTGGGATGCCTGGAATGCCTGGTGGCGGGATGCCAGGAGGCGGCATGGGGATGCCCGGAGGTGGAATGCCTGGTGGCGGGATGCCAGGAGGCGGCATGCCCGGAGGTGGCACAGGGATGCCTGGGGGTGGGATGCCCGGAGGCGGGATGGATATGCCTGGGGGCGGTATGGATATGCCTGGTGGCGGTATGCCCGGAGGTGGCATGGGCATGCCCGGAGGCCAAGGTGTGCCTTCTGGAATGGATGCTCCTGGTGGGCCAGGAGGCATGGGTACTCTGACGGGCGGCGGTATGCTTGGCGGTGGCATGGGTGGAATGGGCGGTATGCAGGAGGCTAACGGCCCCGC